CATACTGAAACCAATGCATATGGACGCAGTAAAAGTTTTGGAGAAATCAACAATGCCAAGGCTATTACATTTAGAATGAGCATTATTGGACCAGAACTAAAAAATGGTACTGGACTGCTCAACTGGGTGTTGACCAACAAAGATTATGAATTACCAGGATGGGGCAATGCCTGGTGGAATGGTATTACCACGTTACAGTTGGCCAAGTGTATTGATCGGTATATTAACAATCCTGCGATCACAGGAGTATATCACCTGGTCAACAACAATGTTCAGATCAACAAGTATGACCTATTGTGCAAAATCAATGCAGTGTATGGATTAGGCAAACGCATTGTGCGCACACAAGGTCCCAAGACTGTTAATAAAGTTTTAGTTGATACTCGTGGCGAAATTGACTTTGCTATCCCTGACTACGATACTCAACTACAACAGCTACGAGATTTTATTTGACGTAGTTTCTCATGTGTGCCCAGCAACGACCTGACCGCACATCTTCAAAACTCCAATGGCATTGTGCCAGTTTACGAATCCATTGCTCTCTGTCGGGCATGACTGGGTCTTCTATTCTGCTCAGGTCAGTGTTGGCCACGTCTCCAGCTTGACAATACCCTGGGTCGTCTGTGATAAAGGCAGGTATGCCTTCTATGATGGCCACAGAACTGGGTGTGGAATTATGGCAGACCACTGCCCAACAACTTCTTAGGTCTTCGGTAATGTGTTGTTCCTGTGGGCTCATTACTGCATTAAATTTTGATAGATCTACACTGCCTGGAAAGTTTTTCCAATCACCTGGATGCCAGCGTAGTCGTATTGGACGATCCGAATACTTACGTATCTGTACAAATGTATTATCAAGCCATTCCATGAGGTTGAGCCCACGCATTGACCAACCCATGGGCCTTTGCAAGCAGATTAAAATGTGCTTGCCTTTTTGTCTCCAGGGCCCAAGATCCATGTTGTAGTCTCTGCGGATGTTGGTCCAGTTTTCCTCTCCGGGCGTGTCGTTGCAGTAGATACCTGTTTTGGGAAATACGCCATTGAAACTATAACGTAGATACTTGTGAGGGTTGGTTCGATCTCGATATATGAAAACGTTGGAGTCAATGCTGAGCCAATACCGGTTGAGTTGTGCTTGAGTGTCCATGACCATTTTGCGTACTTTGTAGTGTGGCAATCGTGTCTTGGAAGGATTAGAGTCAAATGCATTGCCAATTATTGCTGCCACGTCGCAAGATTCATATTCTTGACTCATTGTGGTAGATGCCTGATCTCCACAACGAGCCGCACCTTCAGCAAAGTAAGTCAATGCCGCTACCTTTTCGTCGCCATTGATATGCTTGGGCAAACTGCTCAAATAACTTTTAACTATCAATTGTTGTCCGTTGTTCATTTTCTAATACCATTCTCCAGGCTGTGCCCGTTAATATTTCATCTAGACTAAATTGACTGTAAGCTATGGAACATAACCATTTATAAATCTTTTCCTCATCAAGCATGACAGGATTTTCAATTTGCGTAAGATCGTTGCTACACACAGGATCTGCCGCGGTGGGAGCTAGTCCAAAGGCTGGTATACCATGTTGTATTGCTTCCACTGTGGCAATACTGTTGTAAGTGACCAATGCGTAAATATCATCATCTAATGCATCGTAGATAGTGTCGTTGGTTCTTTCACCTCTGCTGGCTTTTGCTCTCCAAACAATTTCTCTGTCGCTGTGTTTTTTAATTGTACGTTCAACCTGTTGAATCCATTTCTCACGATTGTGTCCATAGTACTGAAATGGCTTCTCTGATGGAAGTACTACTAATATTTTACTGCCAGTGCGTTTCCAACCGCGATATTCCAAATTGGGATTGAATCTCACTAGCTCGCGCCAACGGTCGTCAGGAACATCCATTATAGTAGAATGTTGCATGGCATTTTTTACAATGCGGTGATATATTTTTCTGCCGGTGCGATTATTGTCGCAACGATAATTTCCTAAATAACCTGTCTCAATGAAATAGTAATCTTCTCCTCGATCACGATGTTGGTTGGCAATTTTGCCACTTGATATTCCTCGCAACAACACAGGTCCTGTTATATTTTTAAACTCTGTACGATAACAAGATTTGTCTATGAATTTACTGTCTGGGTATGCGGCCATGATCATGGCAGGGTAGTCTGAAAATTTCAAACAACGATCAAACTCTTCGGCTCTTGCTATCACATAATTGATAAACTCTTGATTTAAACTGTCTCCGCCGTTGCGTTTAAGGTAGAATCGTAGTTCTTTGGTAATATGTTCTTCTGGAATTGGACACAGTGCAAACTCATGTTCAATACGTTTTAGTATTTCTATTTCGTTGTGCAATCGCAGTAGATCAGACACACTGTGCTTCAGTGCCGATTCAATAGTAGTGTGTTGCTGTTTGTATTGATCGGCTGGCCAACGATCAACCAACGCCGTGGGCAAAATTATAGATTGTTCTTCTGTTGGCAAAGTCATTTGATATTTCTTTGTTGACAATATTCAGTAAACATGCGTTCACGATGCCACTCATCAGCAAAGTTACCCTGGGTAGAAAACTCATGAAAGCACGGCGTTCCCAGTGTATAGTGTACTAGTTTTGCTTGAGGGTTTGGCTCGTATTCAACATCTAGCCAGTTCCACTCTGGAGGCAGTTCCCCAATGCGATCATTGTCTAACCACGAGAACCTGTGTAGTTCAGCGCCGGTTGCATGTTGGACGAACTCAGGAGTAAGTCTCCGGTTAGGAAAGCTACTACAATTCCACAAAATAACACTACTCCAATTTTTTCGAGGATAGTCTTCATTTTTTGCTCCTAGATATTTTTCCGTCATCTTTGTTTTGTAGTCATGCTTGACTACCTGTACATCCTTGTAGGGATCTATTAGATCCCAAAGTTCAGCAATGTCCCCTCGAACAATCATATCTCCGTCGATGAATATTGCATGACCTTTCCATCCCATAAGGTAAGGAACTAGAAATCTAGTGTAGATAAAATGATTTGATCCATCAGTGTGAGTTTCTGTGTAATCTTTAAACAAGTTCAGTGCCACTGGGTGTATAGCCACTGGCCGGGTAGAATGCCTTATAATTGAATTTACACAGGTATGATACGCAATGGCTTCTCTAGGATCGTAGCCTACAAAGATAGGAATAATGTCTTTCATTGTCGCTCTATGTCTGTTTCATCGCAACGGTCACCATACTGTATTTCTATTACTTTCAATGGCTCTGTACCTTCGTTGGCCAGCTGATGCCACTCACGGCGATTGATTACTATCATTTGATTCTGTGAATACCGACCGTGTAGCTCTGCATCTGAAGATCTGTTTATGGTATAAAGTGTGGCTTCACCTTCGCTGACAAACCAAACTTCGCCTCGATCTTCGTGACGTTGCATGCTCAGAGTCTTGCCTGGATTTACTGTGAGTTCTTTGAGTTTGACATTGCGGTTAGGCTCGTGCAACACACGATAGTATCCCCAGGGCCGGTCTGTCTTTGGTGCCCGCCACTCTTGTAAAATCCAGCTACTGGAGTTGGCTTTGTCAAAACCGCCTACACCAAACACAAACTTTAAATTGGAATCCACAACATCCATCTCGGGAATATTTTGATCTGTACGATCCCCACCATTGGCAAATATCAATTCTGCTCGAGGGTAATGAGCCCGGACTTGCTGTATAAAATGTCGAGCTGATCCATCAGTGTCATCGAAGGTGTAAACTTCATCTACCATGGCTAGATTGTTGACAACGCACAGGCGCTCGTTCCAGGGCATAAATGCTCGACCCTTTTTACGCTCTAACCATTCGTCGCTGTTGAGTCCAACAATCAGCTGGTCGCCCAAGGTTCGTGCCTCTTTAAAATATGCTATGTGTCCGGAATGTACAGGATCAAAGCCTCCGGTGACTAATACAATTTTGTTCATGCGAGTATTTATAATACACACATATTACGGCTACGGTATTATTGATGCCCCATCCAACTAAGACTTTTATCCAGCCAAGGCAACACAAGATCGTGTTGTCTTAGATACCCGTAACGGTTGATGGATTCTACGGCAGACTCGGGCAGGAGTTCTTTTTCGGCAAGACTGTACCAGGTTGCAGTTCGTGGATCGCTGGGAGCTTGATCACTTTTATAGACTATGGCTCGCAGCCAAGAATCACTGGGTGACTTTGAAAAAAATCCTGATCGACAGTCCCATCCTGTGACGGCCAGCATGTGTATCAAGCTGACCATGGTATGATTGTAATAACAGCCCGACGGTTGATCAAACGCTTGCCGATTAAATTCCAAATTGGTAGTCTGCGGCAATATCAGCACCAACATACCATTGCTGGCACAGAGTCCTCTCCAATTGGTCAAGCACTGTATGGGATTGATCATGTACTGGAATGTATTGTGACACCACAGTATGTCATGAGCCCGCTTGCTGGGTTGTATGGTTTCTAAATCACTGTATTGGTATGATATGTTAGGAAGTCTTGCTTCTCGGCTGATACCTTCAATCAAGTCTATACCTGTGCATTGTATATTCAATGCCACAGCATCGTCATCTCTAGTGGTACGTGTTGCCCACCATTGAAGATCCAACGCATCATAGCCGCAGCCAAGATCTGCCACGCGAGCAATGCTTTCCATAAAATCATCATGCTCGTACAGATCATTCAGCGTTCTCAAACTGTGTTCATGACTTTCTTGAGCGTTTTTAAAAGTTGTCATACATTAACCTATTCAATTGTTCTGTGTGTCTACTAATACCTGTTGTATGTATCTGTTTTATCAATTCAGCATTTTTCTCAAGCCGTTGCCAGTGCTGTTTTCTCAACGCTGTGAGATCAAGATTACACACTTGTCTTGCCAACATAACTACCTGGGTCATTCTAACCCACGGATCTTGGATTTTGTCGTATTTGTGATTACCAAATACGTCATCGAAAACATCAAATCCCATGTGTCGTACTTGATCAACCAGACCTGGAACTGCATACCAAATTGGAAATTGATGCCATGCTAGAGCCTTAAATGTTTTTTCGGTGATGAATATGCTACGCCACACGTTGGGATCAGTTTGACTGGAGCTTTCCACCACAAGATTCACAGGAGCTCGGTAAAAAAAATCGTGATCAATTCTGTGCTGAAACACTTGATCGGCCATGGGTCTGTCCACAATCATTGGATAAGGTTGCGGCCATATCAATTGTTTGATGTCTTTGCTGGGCTCAACGCCGTTGGTGCCAAATGTCATTATGAGTTCGCTCAATTGAAATTTAGACAACAGCCGTTTGGCCAACGTTCCTCTGCTTACGCTGGGTCTACGCATGAGACACACTAACTTGTGCGTGATGTCAAGATTGACCCAATTGATGTTATAGTGGTTAAGATGCATGACCCAATTGCCATTGTATATCAATCTATCTGGCAAGCAAATTGCCGGATACGGTAACACAGACACATCCACTACACAACTAAATGCCACACGAAATTGTGAAGGTACCAAGCCGTGTGCTGTTAAAAACAAAAACAAATGATTGATATCGTTGTGATCAATACCTTCGGGTTTTAGATCAACAATCCAGGTATAATCTTTGATGTCATCAATTGTGAGTCCAATCTCATTGAGATCTTCAACGACTGTCAACCCAATATTTGTTGATCGCAGAATGTCCGATGGAAGATTCTTCCAAGCATCATAAAAAATAAAACGATCTTGCAGTCTTGCACGATGCATGTTAGATTTGTATGTCTTCCATGCCAGCAGTTCGCAATCGAACTATGTGTCCCATTTGCCACTGCTTGGTGTCAAGCCCTTTGAGAATGCCCAACCACTTGTTTCGTAGCAGTGCAACTTCATTGATTATGGTCTCAAAGTCAATGACTTCATCTTCACCGTCCACATACTTTTCAGCGTCTCGACTGGTCAGCACTCGTGCATAGGCTTCTAAGTACTTTTGAAAATGCCTACGTCGAATTTTGCGTAATTGTATGTTAAGAAAGTTAAGAACAGCCTCAATTTCTTGAAGTTGGTTAAAACGGAATTCAGTGATGCCAGGCAGAGCAGAAATATTTTTTTCTACAAGACCGACAATGCGACAATCTCGTCTGGCATCTTCCAACTCACGTTCGTAATGAGCTATGAAATCTGGAATTTCTCCAAGATTGGCAACTACTCGACTATACCACATTTTTTAACTCTCTTTCCAGCCAAG